CGCGGCGCACAAACGTCCAGTGCGGCTGTACATGGTAGCCGGCGCGGAAAAACGCATGGCCGTGTTTGCTTTTAATCGCCACCACTTCGGCATCTGCGGCAGGTGCTCCGCTGCCGGTGTAAAAGGCGGCTTCCGCTTCAGGGGTCAAAGTTTCGCCGTCTGAAATGCCGCCGGGTGCAAGGCCGGCTTCAAGCAGTCTTTCCAACTTGGCATTGCGCTCTTGCGCGGCGGCCAACTCTGCCTGCACCGCCTGAATTTCGGCATTGGCTTTGTCTAATTCGGCTCTCAAGGCTTCAATTTCGGCCTGCAAGGCAGCGGTTACGGTTACCTCTTCCGGTTTGACATCGACGGTCGCACCAACTTCCTGTCCGGTTTTTTCTTTTGCCATTTTCTATCCCTTCCGGCGGGCGGTGCCCGCCTGTTCGTTACAGCAACCAAGGCGATACGATGACTTTCGCCTTACCTTTGTTTGGGTTGTACGCGCCGTTGGCCAAGCGGTCGCCTTCCACCAGCTCTTTGGCCGCGTTTTCCAAAGCAGGCGGTACCAGCAGCACATTCGGGCGGATGGCCAGCGGTCTGCCGCCGTCGCCTTTCAGGCTCACCATCGCGTTGTAGGCTTTCTCGAAACCGGCAGCATCCAGTTTCTCTTGCGATTTCGCCGCCATCTGCCAGAAGCCCAAGCCCACGTTGCAACGGCCGTCCACGCCGTAGCGGTATTCGTTGCGCATGAATACGCCTTCGTCGGTATCGGCGGTCATGGCGGTAAACTGCTTCGCTTTACGCTCTTGGTAAATCAACGGTTTCAGGGCGCGGGTAGTGTCCAGCAGATACCAGGCCGCTTCGCTGCCGGCGAAAATATTGGATACGGTACTGGCTTGACCGGTGCCGTCCACTTTTTCATACACAGGATGGTCGGTATCAAAGAAGTTCTGACCGTCGTAACACAACGTGGCGTGTGCGTTTTTCAGCAAGGCAAACACCAATTCGTCGGGATGCACCGCCGAAGCACGGCCCATCTCGGTCATCATCGGCGCGTAAATGCCGACATTGTCGTCTTCGATGTCGTTGCGGTTGACTTTGACCGAGCTTTCAAAATGCTTGTTGGTGATGGCATAGCCGTGCGCCTTCATATCTTGGAATACGCGGTCGCCCACCCATTCGCGGAAAGCGGGCCATTGGCCGAGCCAGCCGTAAGTATTGGACGCAGTGGAAGACGGAATGACGGTGGCGATTTCCTTGTATTGGCTTTCCGCCATTTTCAGGCCGTCTTGGAAATTCTTTTTAAAGCCTGTGAACAGGGCTTTTAAGGTGTCTAGTGTGATAATCATGTTGTCTTTTCCTTTATCGGATTACTTGGCCTTCGCATAATCTTCGGCAGAGATGCCCAATTGCTCGGCGACGGCTGCTTCTTCGGCGGTCAGCGCAGCCGTACCGTCTGCGCCGCCTTTGCCGCCGGTCTGCGTTTTGCTCAAAGCGGCCAGTGCCAAGCTGCCGTCAATCAGGGCTTTAAATGCTTCAGGGTCTTTGGCGGCCAGTTGGCGCGCCGATGCTTCTTGATGCGGCAACAGGCGGCCGTCTGAAAGCGCGGCACGGATCAGGCCGTCTGAAGTGCCGCCCACTTCCATTGCAATCACTTTCTTGCTCAACGCGGCCACTTGCGCTTTGAGTTCGGCCACTTCGCCGTCGTCGGCATTGCCGCCTTGCGGCTTGTCTTCGGGTTTGCCGGCAGTACCTTTATCGCCTTCGCCACCTTGCGGTTCTTCTTTGGGTGCGGCCAGTGCTTCGGCAAGCGTTTTACCGCCCAGCTTTTCCTGTGCTTCGGCCAAAGCCGCTTCGATGGCTTTGTCATCGGCATCCGCCGCCAAGCCCAAGAGCTTGATTAAAGCTTCCTTGTTCATACTTGTTTCCTGTTTGGGGTTGATAGAGTTTTGGCGGCTCAATGCAGCCAGAGCCATGCCGTCCAGTGCGGGCGAATTGGTCAACGCCACACTGTGCAGCCCGCGTACATTGCCCAGCGTGTCGTATTCGAGTACCGGCGACAGATAGCGGTATTCGCCGCTGTCTATCATGTCTTTGGCGCGTTGCGTCCATTTCACTTCGCCCATCAGGCCGCGCTCGTCATCCCACACATATTTGCTGATCCAGCCGGCGGCAGGGTTTTGCTGCCCCGTTTCGGCGGCTTTCAGCGTGGCGTGTTCGTAGTCGACCACAAGGTCGGTTTGTGCGGCGTCAAAGGCGGCAATGATTTGCTGCGCCAAGTCGGCGGACATCGTCCAGTGCGGCACACCCGTATCGGTGCGGCCGTCAACCGGTGCAAATTGGCCTTTGGGTACGATTTTGATTAAGCCGTCCGAACCGCCGACATGGGCGGCGGATAAGGCGGCAAGAAGGGTTTTGGTGTCCATAGCCCGCATTGTGCGGCAGCCGCGCCCTCGTCAAAGCTTGGCCTATGTCAGACAGATGAATTTCTAGGGAAGGGAAATGTACTTGCAGAGATACGCGCGGGATAGTGTTCAAAAGGTGTTCAAACGCGCGCAGGATTGATTTTCAGGCGATGGGTAGGGGTAAGTATGGGTTAGTGCGTTTTCGGGCTGTTTTTCGGCATTTTTCAGGCAGGCATGATTACCGCCCCTGAATGGCCTGTACCAGATATTCCGCCACCGCATCGGATAGGGCCTTTTCGTCCTCCGGTTGCAGGGTCATAAACGGGCGTGCGGGAATATTGCTGCCGGGGTGGTTAACCTGCTTGGCAAAGCGGCCGCCGAATTTCAACGCTTTGCCTTTTTTCGGTCTAATCAAGTGTGGCGAGGTTTTCCCACCGAAGTTATGGATAGCCGCATATTCCACATTGGTGCCGACCATCGCTTCCGTGGCCGTACTGTTCTGCGTAATCGAATTGCGCAAACGCCCACTGGCCTGCAACAGCCCCGATCCTTCACGCGCGGACGGATACTTGCGCGGAGCCCACGCAGGTCGGCCGCCTGCCTCGAAGTTGTCCTGCACGGCATTGCGCATGATGCGGGCAAGCTGCGTCATCAATGGCTGGGTGTTGCTTGTGCGTTGCGCAATGGCATTTAAGCTGTTTTGCAGTGCGTCTGTGTTGATTTTTATCTCAATCATCAGTATATTATCCTTAAAGCCAAGTTGACGGCGGGTCGCCAACTGGAATGGCCTCGGTGGTTTATCCGCTGTTTTATCCTGTTCGAATCAGGCAAAGCCGCCAACTTGGTTATTTCTTCCAGATTAATTCATACCTGTCATTTTTATAAATATCCCCAACTTCAGCATAATTCCCCGTATTAACCATATTGACGGCAACTGCTTCTTTTTTGCCGGTATAGGGGTTTCTTGCCTTAGCCTGATAATCCACAGTCACAACCAATTTCCCTTTGTTATTCACTCCCGGATACACAAACAACAGAAACTGCTGGCCATTGGCATTGCGGCCTGCCGTGCCAATGAGTATCGCCTCCGGATTTTGCAGCTGTTCTGGCAGGTCTTTCCAAAATGCCAAAGGCAACGGTTTATTTTTACTGTTCCGCAGCGCGTGTAATATTCGCTCATCACTCATCGCGATCACAGCCGATTGCGGGTAGACATTCTTTGCGGCCAGAGCTTCCAATACCGACGGAGTCAACGCTCCGATATACAGCATTTCGCCTCTGGCAAATTTCTCCATATTTACCCGATCAACCATTTCCGATGCTTGTTTAGATATGGCTGCCCTCCATTTCGGCTCTTTTAAAGCTTCCTGAATCGTCACGCTCGCCAGCTTCGGCGGCAGTTCTATCGCCCGCTGCATCTGCAACTGCCCCAAATTGGCCAAATGGCTTTTACCGACATTGTGCTGAAAGCCCGCATCGGTATAAAAACGGCGTCCGTCCGGCAGCTTGACGGCTTTGGCGGGGCGGGTATCGCCCTTGCGGTTGACCACCACTTCCGTATCTTCAAGCTGTGCTTTTTGCGGCAGCAGATTGCGCCGTTTCAAATCACCGTCTGAAAGCGCCCGCACGGTACAGCGGCAATTGAAGCCGTTGGGCGGGTAGAAGTAATCCCAAAACGGGTCGTCGATGTGATACACCGCACCATGCGCCGCCGCATGGCTTTGGCGTGTGCGGCTGTCCAAAATGGCCGAGTATTGCAGCCACGGCGCATCATCCCGACCTTCTTCAAACGCCTGCCAATGACCGGCCATGTAAGCCGACTGCATCTGCGTGCGGAAAATTGTTTCCATGCGGTGTTTGGTAATGCCGCGTCCGAGGACTTCGCCGGTGTCTCCGTCCACAATATCGCCGTCTTTGAGCAGATGCCAGTCATGCGCTTTCAGACGGCCTTGCACTTCATCGCGCCAAGCCTCAAACGATTTGCCCGATTTCGCCGCCTCATACATTGCCGCGTGAAACTCGCCGACAATATCCTGCCTGTGTATGCCTGCAATCGTCCGCGCCTTGGTCTGCGCCTCATTCCATTTCACATCCCAGTCGGGCGGGATATGGTAGCCCAAACCTTCAAAATATTTGACCGCCGCTTCCGGCTCCAAACCGAAGGCAAAACCCAAATCAGCCATTGAGCCGCCCCCACAGGTCGGAGATGAAAATCACCCGCGCCAAGGCCGTCTGAAATTCGGCGCTGTCTAAATGCGGATAAGCACGCAACAGCCGCTCCTGCACCTCTTCATAGCTGTCGCCCTCGGCCAAAGCCTGACCCAACCCGCGCAAAAACGGCTCGATATGCTCGGGCAGAGCGATTTTGCCCAAACCTGCGTTATCGATGGCCGCCTGCCCCATATCCAAGATTTCGCCCTGCCTGCTCAAGGCCACGCGGCGGTAACTTAACGGCGCAACTTTGACACCTTCGCTTTCAGCCGTCTGCAAAGCCAATACCGGCTCGTCGTCCGAAGCCAGCGGAATCGCCAGTTTTTCCTGCGCCCACGCCAGCGGAATCTTCATGCCCATCTCTACCAACTTGGGCAAAGATTCGGCGTAAACCGCCATATCTTCGGGCAGCTGCGTATCAAACTGGAAACGCGGCAGGCGGGTTTCATCCACGTTGCCTTTATTCAGCCGCAGCAGGGGCAGAATCAGTTGCTGCGTTATCGTACCGGCAAGCTGCTTGGCATCCGACACCAACAAATCATGGCGCACCTCGTTATGCACCTGACCCAGCGCGTTGGTACTGGTTTTACCGTCGGCCATACTGGTGAGCGTACCGCCCAGAATCGCTTTCGACGATGTTTTATCCGCCCAGTCGATCATCGCCATAAACGGCTCGCTGCTGCCGTTGGCGGCATTAAGCAATTCGATATTCATGGTTTCGGGGATAATGCCCGCGGCGTTGTGTCCGATTTCTTTTACCGCCCGCAGCAGCGTGGTTTTATCGGTTTCGTCCGCCCCCACCGCATATTTGCCCAAGCGCGTCGGCAGGCCGTAGATTTCCAGAAACTCGGCTAAATCGCGCACCGAATAATTTTTAAACAGATACGGCCAAACCAGCGTGCGCATCAGCCCGCCGCGTACCAGCAAACCCGAACGGCTGCGGTGTTTGTGTACCAGCCAGCCGAACGCCCACAGCTCTTCCCCGTCCGGATTATCCTGTTTGGCCAGCCGCACATTATCGGCACCGTCCACCTTAAACCAGCCTTGCGGACGGTGGATAAAGTTTTTCGGCAGCCACAGGCCGCCCATTTGCTGCCATTCGATTTCCACACAGGCAAAGCCGTGTCCGACCGCATCCAAAAGGTCGAACATCATGTCTTCGAAATCGGTCAGACGCTCAAGCCATCCCCTGACTTCTTCGGCCAGCCGCCGTTCGGCGTCGGTGCTGTCCGGCGGCGGCATCACGCGCCAATCCAGCCCGATGACCGCCCGTTTGCGCTTGCTCATCTCGGAAAAGATATGGCCGTCTTTCTCTTCGATGTCGGCAAAGAGTTCCGACTGCGCCTTCATATCGCCGCGCTCGGCAGCTTCCAAAATGCCGTGCAGCTTCTGCGGCGTCAAACCTTTGCTCGGGTGTTCGTGAGTCTGGGTATTCTGGGCGAGTTCCGCCGTTTGCGGGGTGGATTTCGGCATACGGCCGCCCGGCAGGATTTTGCTCAATGCACTGAAAATATTTTTCATCAATAAAAAAAGGGCAAGTTAAACTTGCCCCAAGTTTCTACTGCTTGCGCCAATCATAAGCCCTGCCCGGTGTCAGTTTTACCATGCGCCGCCGCCGAATTTCTCACTATGTTTCGCTACGGACATAAATTCTACCTTGCCCGTATTACTTACAGCGGCCGCCCAAAGCATTTGCAAAGCGTCCGGACCGTCGTCATGGTCTGCGTCCGGAAATTCCCTTAGCTGCTCGATCAACACACGCTGTTCAGGTAGTAACTTAATAAATCCGTTTGCAAAATGTAACTGTATGCTTTCAATTCGCATGTTTTTCTCAGCAGTGGGTTTGACACCTCGGGCGGGTACATGGGCACCTTGTTTGCCCGATTCTTTAACCAATTCATCTTTAAAGAATTCCTGAAACTGCACCGTTTCAATGACCCACTGTTTGCACTTATACCGTTTTTGCAGCTCAATCACTTCCTGAATAATCAGGCTGGGTACACGCTTTTTAATGCGTGCCTCAGCGACATAAAGCGTGCCCGTACCGCGTTGGTATCCGCCGATTAAAATAGCCGACGGGTCGGTACCTTTACCCAGTTTACCCATAGACGGGTCAACCGCTCCGTAAAATACCACGTCATGCGGCATTTCCCGATAATATGATTTATCAATAAAGTCGGCAAAAATCGCATTTTCGGGATTGCCCGGCTGGTTTTGATATTCACAGTTAAAAACATGGATGCCGTCGCGGGCGCGAATTTTCATCAGGGCGAGCAGCGGGCGTTTCGACCAGCTTACTTCACTGCCTTCCAGCATTTCTTTTTCGTTCGCTTCATAGAAGGCCTGCGCGGCCTTTTCATTGGCGCGGTTTTCTTTCGATGTATTGCGGTAGATATTTTCCCACTCCGCCCACAAACCCATATTTACAGGCCATTTCATAATAGCGGAAAAGCGCACACTGCGCCAAAACGGGTTTTTCAGTATCCTCGCCAAAACGCTGTCTAAACATAAAATCGTACCGACATACAAAATGTCGCACTTCGCGCCCGCGCCACCCAAAGGATTGATAACACTGCCTATCCACTTAGTCAGTTTGTCGCGCAGGCGGATGTTTTCGGAGTGTTTTTCATTTTCTAAATCGTCTAGATAGACCGCATCGGGGCGCACCTCGCTTTTTTTCGCCCCGCGTATGCCCTGTCCCGCGCCATAGGCTTTGAACTGGTTATTTTGGCGGGTTCGGATTTCGCCGATGCGCCATACCTGCCCCTGCCCGCAAACTTCGGAAAAGTCCAACTGCAACGCAGGATTGTCTGTCAGTTCGGTTTTGATAGCTTCGACGATGGCATCTGCTTGGTCTTCGGTGTCGGACACGATGACGGTATTGTGTTTGGCATTACGCACTTCGCGCCACAAGGCAAACGCCTGTACGGTCAATGATGTTTTTGCTTCGCCGCGCGATGCCGCACAAGACTGCAAGACAGATTCCGGCTCTTTTTCGATCTCGGGAAGTTCCGTGTATGCCCAAGTATGGAAGACCGACTCGCTGTCGTCGGGGAAATAGTGCGGCAGATAAGTCTTGCAGAAAAAACGGAATGCTTCAGGCGTACACTGCATCACTTTGGCGCGACGCTCGGCAATATCCGCAGGTGCGGCAGACAATCCGATATCTGCCGCATTGATGCGCCGGTTGATGTCTGCCCGTATGGCGGACATTCGGGCGCGCAGTTCATTACGGCTTAACTTTCCCTGCATGATTAAAACTCTTTCTCAATAACACCTTGGAAACCTTGCAGCACCACATCGAAATTCGCCAACATATTGGGATATTCTGCGTCTATATAGTCTACCAGACGATTGATGACTTTAATTGCCACCGCCGCTTCCTGCACTTCCGGCAACACCCGCTTGTTCGCCGACACCGTTTTCGTAAACGCATCGGCCAAACTCGCCAGCAGCTGCACCCGTTTGCTCGGCGGCAAATCTTCCACTTCCGCATCCTGCAACATCGTCATCGTCGCCTGATACTGCACCAGAAACGACGTCATCATCGCCCGCGCGATTTCATCTATGCTGCCGCCTGCCAGCGTATGTGCCGCGCGCAGCTTGTTCCAGTCGTCGCCCTGCGCCTTGGCCTCATCGCGCCAGCGGCGGGAGGTGCCGAGCGATACGCCGCATAAAGCCGCCGCCGTCTCAAGGCTCTGCTCGCCGTTGCAGTAGAGTGCCCGCAGCTTGTCTCGGGTCGCCTTCGGATGTGCCATCGCTACAACCCCAACTTGGCGCGGGCAAATGCGATGCCCGTAGCCACAATGCCGCCCGAAATCGCGCCCGCGGCCGCGCCGGTGGTTGCCGACGTGCGGCGGCAATCGGCATGGATTTTCTTGATTTCCGCATCCATGCGTTCCTGATTTTGTAATAATTTGTCCTGCTTGCCGTTGATTTCGGCCAACGCTCTTAAAATAGGGTCTTGGTTTTGCATTATTTGTCTGCCTTCCGTTCGATTTTCTGACCGACTTCTTTCAAATCAGCCTTGATTTCACGCAACAGGTTCAAGATTTCGTTCCTGTTGTCTTTTGCTTCCGCCTTCGTCTGATAAGATGTTTCTACGCTGTGCAACCTGCCGAGCAGTTCATCACGATCTTTGCGGGCTTCTTTCAGGCCGTCTGAAATGCTTTTTACCCAATACCACAATAAAGCAATCAGAAACGACACCAACGAGCCGAACACATATTCCACGGTAATCGGTGTATCTCCGCTCATAACACGTCTCCGAACACCACCCGGCAGGCTGCCATACCATAGGGCAGGCGGTCGGATTCCACAGTCAGCGCATCCCCATCGGCTTCCACCTCGAATTTTTCCTTCAGTGCCTGTTTGACCGCAGTGAATTGATGCTCGAAGGCCACATGGCCCAAATCTACGATAAACGTTACTTCAAACCGCGCATCCATCCGCATCACATAGCCCCACATCGTGCGGCTCAACGTTTCGGCCACCGCCGCGATAAACGGCTCTTGCTCGTTGGCTTTTTGCAGCCCGATTTGCAAACCCGCTTGGCGCACCGCCAACTGACGTTCAATTAATTCACGGTATACGGTCATTCTTTGATACCCATTAAATATTTTATCCGCTTGTACAATTTATTAACCCATGAAATATTTACAAATGTACAAACCTTTGCTATAACTTCACCGTCATACTGCGCATTTTCCCGGGCAGCCCGAAATTTTGCCCGGGCTTCTTCGGGGCTGTCCGCCCAAATGCTCAATGACCAGGACTTGCCGTTAAAGCGGTAAGAAAACGTGTACTCATTCATAGGAGAAACCTTATGTATTTTGAAATCTATAAAGACGCAAAAGGCGAATACCGTTGGCGTTTGAAAGCAGCCAACCATGAAATCATCGCTCAGGGCGAAGGCTACACAAGCAAGCAAAACTGCCAGCACGCAGTCGATTTGCTGAAAAGCACCACCGCCGCCACCCCTGTAAAAGAGGTATAAAATCCGCTTTCACCCTCAGCCCGCGCCCTACGCGGGCTTTTTTGTCAGTCGCCGACTTTGCGGGAGTGGTTGTCCGACCAATCGCGCCATGCCGCGTTTTGGTTTTCAAGTTCGGCAACATAGCCGCCAAACTCCACAGCGTGTTCAAGCAAAGCGCGGGTACTGCCGCTTTCCGGAGGAGCAGGGCGTACCGGCGGTACCATCAAGGCCGCAGGTGGCGCGGGTATAACCGGTACCTCGACCTTAATCGGCACCGTATCCGAGGGCTTGGCGGTATTGGCGCAGCCCGTTAGCGCCCAGACCGTCAATACAAGCATTGCCGGCAATGCTTTTATCCTGTTCGATTGCATGGTGAATCCCTTTCCTGTATTGCTGTTTCAGACGGCCTATTTCAGCATTGGCCGCCGCCAGCTTAATGCCTGCCTGTTGCGTTTTTTCCGCCTGCTCCTGCTGCCGGGCATTGGCCCGTTCCAATTCCGCGGCAAATGCCCGGCTGGATGCCAAGAGCGCGGCGGACTTATCTTTTTCCGCCTGTTCGATAATGACCTGCTGTTTGTGATAGGCCGTCTGAAAGCCCGCACGGTAGGCCAACCCTAACGCCGCCGCCAGCAGCAACGCCGCAACCAAATGGGGCAGGTATTTAATCAGTTTCACGGGCATGGTCGCTCTCCACTTCTTGACGCTTCACGCTGACAAACGAGCGTGCTACGGCATAGCCGCCGACGATGCCCAAATACACCGCCCAAATCTCCGCCGAC